CCAGAAACTAACTCTTCTTGTAATTCTTTATCATAAGTTTCTACCATAACTGGTTGATTTTCTATAATATATGCCATCAGAGTTATGTTATTAGTTCCTGATAAATATGTTGCATAAGCAATAAAGAGTCTCTGAGATTCTGAAGAGGCATACTGTCAATAATTAGAGGTTAACGTCATTTCAGTAGTTTTAATTCTAATTAAAACAACTCTATTATTTGCCGCAGCTTCTGCAACTCTATTAAAATCTGTCTCATTTGGTATTTGCTCATTTTCTACTGTAATAGAAGGAACATCGCCTACATTAATATTACCTTCCCCTAATAAAGAAAGATTGTTAATTGTTCTAATTGATTCTCCACTAACAAGAATATCCTGTTTAGTAGCAATTGCAGAGGTATTACTAGTTACTTGCTCTTGTAATGTATCAACTGTACTTTTATCTGCTTTTAATGCCAAATCAGAAGTAGTAGCATAATCTCCAGCAGCTTGAATACCAAGATCAGCAAGGGTTTTATTTCCAGACAATTCTACTGAATTAATCTGTGGCTTATTTGTTAATTGATTATAATCGCTAGTTCCTCCACTACCTCCAGATATTGATATTTCAGAAGTATTTACACTTATGTTACCATTAGCTACTAAAACTGCAGATACCTCAACGATTGTAGAATCATCTTTAAGATACATTCCTTTTAAATCTAATGATTCGTTGTTTTCAATGGCAACTAAAGGAAGAACTACTACTTTGCCTTCATAAGTTATCTCAGCAAATAAATAGAACTCTAAATTAGACTTAATAAAAGAATATACATAAGCTTGATGTTCTGTATCATTTTCATCTAAATGTAAGAATAAATGATTATTAAATGCAGATATAACGTTATCTACAATTCGTATATTGGCTCCTGCTGTTAATTTATCTTGTTTTTTAGAAATAGCTGTGTTAATTGCACTGTTAATATTGTCTATTTCTTCTTTAGTATACTTATCATTAAGAATACCAAATACTTGAGATGTTAAAATACCAGAAGCATTAGTACTTGTATCATATCCAGGAAGTTCAACTGCTTGTCCAGTTTGATTGCCTAAAGAGGGAGCAATAGTCAATTTAGTAGGTATTGCTTGAACCTGTATTGCTGGAACTATGTTCGTTGAGGCTTCCAAAGTCTTACCATTTAAAGATGGCTTATTATCTATTGAACTATAATCAGCAGATATAGTATTTCCAGATATATTGATTCCATTACCTTCAACTAATTCATCTTGTTTTCCAGCTAAACCTTCAGTAACAGATTCATTAGTAGCAAATCCTTGACTATTTACTCATTCCTCTGTAGCATATCCATCTAAGCTAGTAATATACCCACTATCATTAGTCAATTGACTAGTTTTAGTAGGTATATCGCTAGTAGATGCTAATCCTAACTCACTTGCAGTAAGATTCCCATTTAAAGATATTTCGTTTATTTCTGGCTTATTTTGCAGATCTTGATAATTATTAGTTCCTAAATCTTCTCCATTTAAAAGAGCTATATTATCATCTTTATCTATTACTAAGGCTTTGGTTACGTTATCCCTTGTAATAGTGTCTGCCTCAAGTACATTTAAATAGGGTAATAGATTTTCCATTATTTTATCATTTTAGATTTAATAACAGCTTCAATAGCTTCTTTTTTAAGTTTTAGATATTCTGCATCTTTTTCAACAGAGATTTCTTTTAAAATACTAAGATCTGTATCTAATGGACACATATAAGCTCTATAAGACATATATCCCTCTATTTTATCTCCGTCATTATATTTAGTAAGAACCATATTCTCGTCAGGTTTTACTGTTTGAAATTTTTCAGTCTTTTCTATTTTCATAATTATAAAGTTTTAGTAAGATAATGCCCAATTCTTTGTAGATGCAAATTCTGTATAAGAACTTCAATCGTATTCATTATTGCTATAAGTATTGTAACTGAATTTTAAAGTTCGTTGAGAATCTCCAGTCATATCTTTGATACTATATAAAATAGCTCACACAGATTCATCTGGAATATCTAATGCACTTAAATCTAGATCAAGACTAAGATTATAAAAACCTCCAAATCTTGTTTTATTTACAGTACTCATAGAAGTAGGCAACATTAAGTTAACCTCAGTAGCATTAGTCATATCTAAAGGCCCTAAATATTCTAGTTGTTGACATCCTACAAACGAAAGACTAAAATCAGTTACATATCTTGTATTAGATAAAGTTACCCATTTTACTTTATTTGTACTTCCTAAGAAGTAATTTATACTACGAAATAAATTGCTAGAAGGAGTAATTAAATGTACAAATTCTAGTTCTGGAGCATTTAATAAAAATGAACCCTGTAAATCTTGAACAGATTCATTTACTACATAATTCATAGGAACTACTGTATTTATCTCACTATTAGATATTTCTGTAACACTCTGTGGCTCATTAGGAATATAAGCTGGAACTCCTCCACTTCCAGATACATTAACATCTACAGTTACCTGAGCCATACCATCATTATTTGGATCAGGGGATACAATAGTTTGTCCATTAGTTGTAATAGATACAGTCTTGTTAGCTTGTATAGTCTGTTCTGGAACTTGTACAGTAATATCTACTCTAGAAAGACCATCATAGCCAGAATCTGGCGTAACACTAGAAGCACCATTCTGACTAATAGTCGTAGATTTCTCTTGTAAATTAGGCGCTGGAGTAGGAACGTTTACACTAATAGTACCTCCATTAATTCCAACAAAACCTTCGTCAGGAGTAATAGTTGTATCTCCATTAGTTACAATGTTGTAATTCTTGCTCTGTAATTTAGGTTCTGGAATTGGTACATTTACTGTTACGTCAACCTTTGCTATTCCATCGTATCCTTCATCTGGTAATATTTCGTATTGTGAATTTTCTACATATTCAACTGTCTTATCCTGAAGTTTGCATTCTGCAGCACTTAGGCTATCTAAACCTCTCAAAGTTGCATTCTTTGCAACAGGTTGTGTTGTAAATTTAATTGCCATATTATATAATTTTTATTATTAATGTCTATAAACAAAATAAGAGCGAGTAAAATTAATTACCCGCTCTTAATCTGATTATCCAACTATTGCAGCAATAGCTTCTGCTGACAACTCATAAGGATAAGAATCCGAATCAGTAGAGAGAGTCAGAGTATAAGCATTCTGATCACCTTTTGCTGTACCAGTAATACCAGTACCTGCAGAAGCGCTTACATAATCATCTTTACCAAGGAACCAGTAATGACCATTACTATCCTCAACAACAACTGCAAGCTGACCAATCGATAAAGCTGCAATTTCAATTCTCTTAGCAGTTTCCATCTTTGTAAATACAAGAGCTAACTCATTGCTTACATAGTTAACTCCTGCGGATTCGTCAACATTCAGAGTTGAGGTTAAAGAACCAGTAGCCTTACGGAACTGATACTCATACCATTGAGCTTCACCCTCTAAAGTGATACTTTCAATCATATTGTCGTCACCTACAACTACAGATTTTACATCTGAATATTGAGTAATCCAAACTCGTTTGATACCACCTAACGAAGGCTGGCAATCAAGTGTAATTCCATTAAGCGTTATTAAGCAAGCCATAATTTCAATTACTATTTAAAGTTAAACGTTTCTATTGAAATTAAGCTTTAGCACCTAATACTACTTCGTCAGGGAATGCAATCTGTACACCAGCGTTAAATTCAACAGCTAATCTAAATTCTCTGAAATCCTGCGAATACCACATTTCGAATTTCTCTTCGTCATTCATCATATCGCAGCCATAGAAGAAGTTCTTGTCAAGCTGACCAGCAACGATCTTGTCAGTTCCGTTAAGACCATTAACAGCGATTACTTTAACCTGCGAACCAGGAAGCATAATCTCACCGTTAAGATTCTCACCACTATAATGGAAGTAGTTCTTAGCAACTAACTCCTGTACAAATTTACGGAAGGTATCAGCGCCTACTAAGATAGAAGCACCATCAAGTACTTTCTCAGGAATAGCGTTATAAACAGCCATAATGTCATCGTAAGCAGAAGTACCAGTAATCGTTACATCAACAGTACCATCAGCATCTTTTAAGATCTTTAACAGACCATCGAAATATTTAAGGTTGTTCGTACTAGAACTAGTATCACCTTGCCAGATAGCGGTTTCAATAGCGGCTTTAACATTCTCAACTACACTACTAATAAAGTCCTCTTCGAAAGGAAGCGTTTTCTGACCAGCAGCAACGCGAACCTGATACTGAGTCCAATATTTAAGCATAGCTTTGTCGCAATAAGCCATATTAATCTTGATATTTCCAGTCGTAAGAACTCGTTGTGAAAGAGTCTGCGTTCCAGCCTCATCCCATCCACAAGTCAGACCATCTCCAAATTCAACATCAGTTGAAAGTAAGTTAAGAGCAGCTGAAGTTTTGATATCAGTCTGTAAGTTAAATAAACTAGCACTCTTAGCTTTTAATACAGCCTCTTTAATAAGAGGTAATCTACGCTGCTCAACATAAGCAGTCAAAGAAGTCATTACAGGATTCATATTTTATTAATTTTTAAATTATTAACCAATAAAGTTTTTAAGCTTTCTATCTATTTCTGCATTGCCACTTGTAGGAGTAGTACGCTTTGTTTCAATCTCTTCTTCTGCAGAGAAAGCAGCACTCATTTTGCTCATTTTCTCAACAGTCTCTTTTGTTTCAGTTCCTTTTGCTTCAAGCTCGGCAACCTTCTTTGTAAGTTTGTCTACAATGTCATAAAGCTCATTAATCTCTCTATGAATTGCATCAATGGCATCGGTTTCACTTTCTTTAACACCATCGGTTTGAACCATAGGATCTGCAACTTCTTCCTCAGCAGCGTTTACTTTCTTAGTTCCGCAAGCAGCAGCTACCTCAACAGTGCTCATTCCTTCCTCTGGATCTACTTCAGCTTTAGGATCAGTAATTGATTCAACGCGACCTTCCTTAACTACGATAGTTTTACCATCTTCGGTAACATAATCACCATCAGCAGCAGGAGCGTATTCGCCATTCTCATCCATTACATAAACATCCATTCCAGCTTTAAGATCTTCGTCAGAATCCCAAGTTAAGACGGCTTTGTCAGTTTTGATGTCACTGAATTTTGCCAACATTTTGGCAAGCTCTAATTTGATTTTAGTGAATTTGCTCATAGTTTACTTTTTAATTCGTTTTATCTTCTTCAACATTCTTTGTATCTCTTTAAGTTCTGTATATTCATCATCCTTACGTTCTAAAGTAAATAAGCCTTCAATAGAGAAGCCTTTAAACTTTCCTGCTTTAATAGCATCCCAAATAATAGGATTATTTATTTTGTAAGTTACAAATAAAGAACCATCGGGCACATCTTTGAATTCTATTGGAGAAATTCCTCGTTTCTCATCTTTAATGTAAAGTTCTTGTAGTACAATTCCAGGAATCGAAGAATCTTCTAAATGCTCTATATTAACAGCATCAGTTCTCTTATCCCTCATCATCTTCTCAGCCATTACTCTTAAAGTCTCTTTATCATATTGGATATAATATTCTCCCAAATTGTCGTCTCGTCTAAAAATTGGCATATCACATACCATTAAACAAGAAGTTACAATATGTTGATCTTCATCCATAGAGAATTTCAAAGAGTTATTAAATGCAACCCAGTTTACTTGAGTAGCTGGCTTTGATGTTAAAGCTACATATTCTATGCCATCAAAATCGTCAGTTATTACTGCTTGATATAGTGGCAGTTCGTTATACATATTTTCCATTTTTTATTAATATATAGTTAGTTAGAAAAATGTAATATTTTTTACAATCTTTTAATAAATTATATTTATATAGAATATAACTGTCAAGTTTTTTACTCACACAGGTATCTAAGATAAATAAAATTTTGACATTGCACTACTATATAAGCACTGATTTACAGTAACTTACATAGTAGGCTGTCAATAATTTACTCACTTTAGAAACTTGCATTAGACTCAGTAACTGCCACTTTAGTCTGTGCATTTGTAATGTCAGATTCAACAACATAACATTTAATTGGATTGTTAAGTTGGTCTGTTTCTTTATCTCCAAGTAAGTTCCGAGTATATTCAACTGGCATTGTATTTAATGCAGATGGTGCTGATGTAGAAGCTCCTGAAGTGTTACTAAGCTCTTCATTATCAATATTTTTAATCTGCAAGATACCCATAGCAATTGCAGCAGCTGCAGCTATACCACCAAGTACAGGTCCAACTACAGGAATTCCTGCCATAGAATTATATGCACTCATAGCTGCAGAAGCAGTATTAAATACAGTAGATATTTTTGCTATAGTTTTGTAATTATCTAAAGCCGCCTCTCTTTCCTTTAAAGATTTCTTTGAGTTATTAGCTTCAAATTTATAAGTTTCGGCAATAGCGTCTCCTAAAGTACCTAATGCTGAGAAACTTCCTTGTACTGCCGCTACAATATCTTTAATTTCATCTTTTTTAGCTTGTTTAATTTCCTCGCTATTAGCAACTATAGCATTTTTAGCTGCAGTATCATTAGCTTCTCTTTCTGCATTTAATCTTGCATACTCGTTATTATATTCTTCTTGAGTTATTAAACCATTATCAAATGATTCTTTTAAAGTTTTTTGTAATTGATCTATACGTTTATTATCTCTCTCAAAAAAATCTAATTTTAAACCAAGAGTGTCATTAGCTCTATCAATTCTATCTTTTCGTTCATTTTTTATATCTCCTGCTGTTTTAAATGTATTACCTAATCCAGCATTATGAGTATAAGTTTTATTATACTTAGTATCTAATTCAGATTGTCTTTGATCGAAAAATAGATTTTCTTTTGCTCTTAATTCTTCTAGAGAGTTCATTCTATCTTCAATCTCTTTCCTGTATCTATCTGTATAAAGATCTACATATTCTTTAGAATAGGCTTTATTAAGTAAATTTAATTTTTCATTATATTTTTCTGTTGTTATTAATTCAAGATTTTTAGCTTCTGTTAGAGCGTCTAATTGTTTTTGATATTTAACATTTATATCTTCTTCCTCTCTAGCTTCGTCTGTTAATAGAATTCGTCTATTTTCTTTATTGAACGTTTCTATGAATTTTAATAACTCTTTTATATGTTCTTTAAATGCATCTTTTTTCTTATTATATTCAGCAATAGCTTTTTCTCTTGCCTTTCTGTCTGCAGCAATCTCCATTAACTTTACTTTTTCATAAAGTTCTGCAGATTTTTGCATACTAGCGTTTCGTTTTTCTAAATAAGTTTCGTATGTTGATTTTAACTCTTCATATTGAGTCTTTTCTTCATCACTTAATTTAGAATTAAACTCATCTATATAATTAGAACTTGTTTTTAACCCTCATTGTACAGCTGAAGCAAAATCTTCCCAGTTACCTAAATTAGATGCTTTAAACTCTTTTCTAAACTTTTTATTACCTTGAAGTAATTGTATAAATCCTTTATTGTATTGTTTTTGTACCTCTCCAAAATCTGATCATAGTTCTGCACCTATTTGTCATATAGCATCGGCATAATCTTTTCATATTTGAATTTCACTTTTCTTACCTTCAGCTAACTCTCGTTCTCTTTTTCTATCTAATGCAGCTATTTGAGTATTCGCATCAGCATATTTTGTTCCTCAAACATCAGTAGCATCATTTAAATCAGCGATACTATCTTTAAGGTCATTGGTACTTGATGCAGCTTTAATTGCTCAATCTACTAACATTCCTAAAGCTACAACTAATGCACCTATACCTGTTGAAATAATCGCTGTTCTTAATACTCCCATTGCTACAGATAAACCTCCAGTTGCAGTAGTAGCAGTACCCATTGAAACAGCTAATGCCTTAAATGCTTTAACTCCATTAAGTACACCTTCTCCAAGTCCTTTTAATCCACCAATACCTTGAACTATTGCTATAGCTGCTTGAAGCTTTACCATAGTTTTTTCAAGATTCTCTGTATCTTTTCCAAATAAAGTAAATGCAGCACTGACAGCCGAAACTCCTCCAGCTAATCCACCAGCAACTTGATTTATACTATCAAATGCTTTAACTGCGTTTACAGTCTTTCCTTGCATTGACTCAGTAGCTACTGTTAATTTATTCTGTACAGTTACTAAGTCTTCAAGTTTTTTAGAATAATCACTACTGCCAATTTCAAGATCTTCAAGTTCAGCCGTCAAGCCAGCTACTTCTTCTCGTAGCTGCTTGATCGACTTTGAACCTTTGGCAGTATCGATTGTGATAACCTTTTTAATTTCTTCTGCCATAATTAAATAGTAATGTTTTTAATAGTATCTTCGTTTAAAGTTAACTCTTCATTATAAATTGCAGTTCCACCTTCACCTTGAACTTTAAAATCAAAAGGAACTCCTTTCTGAACATATAATGAATAGTATCCAGTAGAATCTGTTGCATATATACAGTTAGTAAAGTTACTATTAGATGCACATATATGGAAACTATAATCTGGAATTGTTCCATTGCTTAATTTAACAGTGCCTGAGATTTTAACTGTTTTAGAAGGATCTGGAAGTTGTGTACAATACCAAGCAGGTCCTAATCCAGTTGTATCTCCAGGTCTTTGGAATCTTGCATAGAAATTATAAGAATCATAGTCATCGTTCTCATTATATGATATGTTTACATTAGTAACTCCTTTATCTCCGCTTGTAGGTGTTATTCCAGTTATCTTTGAACTATTATAATATCCAAGTTCCCAAGGAATATTAGATGATACCTGAATAGTTGTAGTACCTGCTGTATAAGGAACCTCTATATTATTTGGAGTCATTATAATGTAATCACCTAATTCTGGAATTCCATATAAGTAGTTAGTTACATTTTGCACCTTTATAAACTCACATCTTGTAGTTGCATCTGAATTAATGTCATAAGAGTCTATCTTATTAAGAATCCAATAAGCAGAATCAAAATAATAGAATTCTCTTAATAAATCATACTTGATGTCCAAATCATTCATCTTTACATAGCAAGTAACTTTTTTGGTATTTACATCAAATTGATCATTATAGAATGCTCTCCAGAATTGGTAGTAAATAGTACTATCTTCATCATATTTAATTTTATCTACATATATCTCTCTTGGAAGTCCAAAATCTAATGAAGCAGTTACATAATTACTTGAATCTACGTATCTTACAAACTGAGGTAAAGTAGTTCTTTTAATAGCTATCTTTTTACCAGAACTATCTGTTTCACTCGCTGTATATAAGAAGCAGTTTTCTCCATCATTTAATAAAGCCATTTCAGCTATATCATCAGTAATTCAATATTCAATTGGATTACCATTCATATCATTCATAGCTACATCTCCATTATACATAACTAAAGCAGATTCAATCTCTTCAAGGCTCTGCTCAGCATTATCTAATGAATAGAAGCAGTTTTTGGCAAATATGTCATTACCTGGAACATTTCACCATTCTACTGTTTTAGATACATCTATAAAGTTAGCTCCATATAAATCTTGATCGTATGATGTTCTTTCATTACTTACAGTTCTATATAAGCTATATGTAATGTTGTCATTCATAAATGCAGGAACAGATACGTTGCTTGAATTATAGAAGTTTCTAAAGTATTTATCTACATCTCTTGCAGATACAACGTTTTCATAAATGTTATCTGAATATAAATCAGTATTATCTGAGTTAAAGTTATATCCAGTATCAAGTCTTTGCTGTCCATAAGTTATATCATACTGTTTATCGTATTTATTAGCATAATATGTTTCTGGAGTCTCTAAAGCCATTGTATACCATTTCTTATCAAATAACAAAGGATTTACCGTTATATCTTGAGAATAGTCTATTCTATCAGACCAATCGTTAATCTTGTCTTTAAAGAAGTTATTTCTTGTATATATCCTAATTGTCTTTGAATCTATATCCTTACTAAAGTATAAACCAAATAGTTTTGCGTAACTTAATAAGAAGTCTGCTGGAGAGTTTTCTGTTCTAAGTAATGTAGATTTAGTTATGATAGTTTCTGAAGCTATAGAGGACGCCCAAGAAGCTGTTAATGAATAATTTTCATCATCAAATAATACTTCAGACCATCCAGCTACTGCATAATTTCCAGTAGTTCCAGGTCTCATATTGTTTGATCCCCACATTACATCTTGATTATAAAGACTCTCTGTTCTTCTTGCTACTTGTAGATAAATAGATATATTTTCTACTTTTGGAATGTCTGTAACTGTTAAATGAAATACATTACCTCCTCCTGTTTGTGAAGTAAACGTATATAACTTATCTTGATACTTTTTAAAGTTACCTAATATAGTCTCTACCTTTGCATCAGTTAAAGGATAATAATTAAACCAAGTATTTGGACCTGCAGGACTTTGACCTTGTATAGAATTTGTAAAGTTATATAACGATGAATATGCTATAGGTTTTCTTCCAATTGGACTTTCATCTGCATTATAAACAAGTAATTGTAATGTTACAGATGTTCTATAAGGATGATTTCTATATTCAGTATTTCCTAACTTACCATTTAAAACATAGCTTAAATACAGATCATTTACAGAAGTTGAGGTATTTGCATTAAATACAAGCTGTACTGGAAGATCTATATCTGACAATGCACTTGCAGGAATTCCACTTAAATTAATCACTCCATTTTCACCTGGAACTATAGCTGTACTTCCAGCTACTGTAAAAATACCAGTATTTACTGAAGTAGTACTTCCTCCAGGTTGTAATCCGCACCAGAATTTATCATTATATTTCTGTAATTGAGCATTCTCTGTAATAGACTCTTCTCCCTCATCAGAATTTGACCCAAGTAAAGGAAGAGCTACATAAGTCTTATCCCAATAAGGATTAGAACTATTAAAGAATGAATTATAGAATATTACATCGTATCCAGAGTTCTCTTTTCTGCAAATAGTCTCTATAAGTTTAGAAAGCTTAATTGCAGGTCTTTGCATATAACTTCTTAAATCTCTCATTTCCCATTCTGTATATGCTTTATTTAAAGATGCTAAAGCATAGCCATTATAAGGAGTATATGTATTGCCAGAATCTGTTGCGCTTGTTGGGAATAAACTTGTTCCATTAGTGTTAATTAAACAAGTCTCATTATCAAAGTTATCATATAAACCGTTATAAGCTGGAGTAAAAGTAACAAAGTCATAAATAGTGTTTGCGTTGTTATTTACATTAGGATAACTAAAACATTTATCTACAAAATCCTTGTTAATTGTGAAATTCATCTCTTCATCTTCTGGTAATAAATTACCATTTTCATCTGTTATAAAGTACTGTAAATCAGCAAGAGTTCTAATTTCTCCGTCTTCTTTATATTTAAGACCATAGAAGAAATCACCTAAACCTCCATATAAAGTAATATTATAGGTAATTACAGCTTTATTTATAGATATACTATTTAATTGCATATATCCAGATTCAACTAAATAGCTATTATTATAAATTTGGAAATCTACTCGTTTAGATGGATCAAAGTAAATTCCAGATATATTACCATCTTTAATATGAAGCAATCTATCCAACTTATAAATTTCTCCAAATATTTTGTTGTTATTCTTTGTTCCAGGGATAGAAATCGTCTTACTGAAAGAGTTTTTGACTATAGTGGGGTTTTGGAAATCCTCAACTGTATAAGTCATAGGAAGACTAATTCCCTCACTACAGTCAACCTCTTGATTTGCAATAAATAGTTTGATATTTTTGCGCATATTATTTTCTATAATTGTCTTGTGATGATTCTACATTAATTGTGTAATAGAACTTATTCTTACCTTGATTTGTATAAGTCTTATACTCACAACTTGTATCTGTAATCAGTACTGGAGTAATTGTATTATCTTTAAGGTTATGTAAATATACTTGAGTAGATTCTAACAGATTATACATTTTAGATGCTTGTTCATCATTTAAATAACCTGTATATAAAGTCCAACTGGAAGTAATAGTATTCAGGTATTTATTTCTTGCAAACTCTGTTGAGGGTCTCAATACTCGTTTTATATAGCTCTCAGATTCAAATTCATCAGTCTTTTTAACATTACCTTCAATTAATAATGAATCCCATCCTCCAGCTGCATTTACATAATACAGAACGTAATCTTTTCCAGTATTATCTATTGTATATTTAATTTGCTTTTGACTAATAGTTCCAGAAACTACAAACGCTATAACTATATAATCTCCACAACCTAATTGCAGATTAGTTATATTCTCAACAAATGTATAACCATTAATACCACTTCTTAAAGTAACATCAATTACATTTTGAACTCCATCTTTATAAAAGAACCTATTAACTAAACCTTCTCCAGTAGGTAATATCCAACTTGCCATTACATATTGTCTTGGATCAATTAAGCCAGTAATTGGATCGCTCAAGAAGTATCCGCTTGTTAAATCTGTATCTTTATAAGACCAGTCATTAAAGAATATAATTGGCTTCTCATTTCCAGTTGAGGTTACTAAAGTAAAGTCTTTCAAGTAATTAGGCATAATGCTTGTACTTAATGTAGTTGGGAATGAAATTCCATTAGATAAATAATTCTCAGTTACACTATTTAATAAGAATTCTACTCTATCTGCACCTGGATACTTATATGCTTTTCCTGCATAAATTGTAGTTCCTCCATCATCTAAATGATACTCTATAAAGTCATCTAAGGTTTCCTCAGCCCAAATATAATCTTTCCAAATCGGAGATATATCTGATTTAACAGCTTGATTTACATTTATAGATAAGTTAATAATACTACTACTATTTTTAACTACAGATATACCGATTGTAGTATTTCTTCTTGATAAACTAGTATTTTCAGTAACATTAAAAGTAATTATTGCGTTTCCATTATTATATGTAAATTTAGGAGAGCTTATTCAAGATTGTGCATCTTCTGGAATTGCAAATACTACATCACTAGCACTAATATTATTTGAACTTAATCCATTAATAGTTAATGTACTTTGAGAATAACTTATATCATAATTTGTAACAGGTAAAGTCAAGTAGGTTTTACTTTGAGTAATAGGTACTGTTGCTTTAATTGTATATCCTCCAGATGTTTGTGCAGTTACTGATGCATCAAATGATAAATCATTTACTGTATCGTTTTCAGGTAAAGTTAAAATAAAAGAATTATCTTCAGTATTATTTAATATATTACTTGCTTGACTACATACAACATTAAATGATGAAATAGTCTCTTCCGTTTTTGTAGTAGTTAAATAAAATTTATTTGTAACTATTAAAGCAGCATCATAATTTGCAGAAGCTGGAGTAACTATTAAATTTAAATCTGAAGGTGTATCTGATTTAGCAATTGTAAATAAGTATCTTCAACCAATGCGTCTATTACTAGTATTAATTCCAATTATACCAATACTTCCAGTTAAATCTTCTGTTCATTCCGTATTTTCAGAAACATCTATTTTAAATTTAACATAAGATGAATCAAAATCTAATACTGTAACTGTTGCTAATGCGTCTGCTCTTGTAACAGATACATCTCATTTTTTAATATTTGCGTAGTTAGTTTGTAAAGTTACTGTATAACTTCCTCCAGTATTTGGTACAGTTATTGTTCTTGTATCTGGATAAAATCCTTCTGCATCTTTATGCAGTCTTATTGGGAAATTTACAATTGCAGGTTTTGTAATGTCATTATTTACTGAGAAGGAACAAGTAACATTCTGATCTTGAGTAATAGCTGCTGTATTCGTAATATTAATAGTACAGCCAGAAGTTGTTTGATCTGTAATAGTTCCACTTAAACCTGCAACTTCAGGATATAAATAAAGGTTATCATAAGTACCATTAGTTGCCATTTGACCAGCACTATAATAAACCTTAAAAGTACCTGTAGAGTTAATTCCTAACTTTGAAGGTGTTAATTCTGCCATATTTTAAAAATTTTTAAATACATTATTAACTTGAATTTCTAAATCTTTTGTAATAGCTTCATCTAATAAATCGAATACCGATAATTCATCTAATGAAGCTTGTAATAAATATTTTCCTCTGGTACCCCTTAAATGAATCTTTCTTGCAATTAAATAAGCAAGTTGATCTATAGTTGGTAACTTTTCATTATAAATAGTTGGAGTAACTGGTTTTACTCTTATCCAATTCTTAATATCATTAATTGGAGGATATTTACCAGGACCTCTCCCCTCTTCAACATATTTCCAGTAATCTTGAATTCTTAAACTAAGCTCAAATAAACCTTCATTTGTTTCAACAATATAATTTAATGTGTTACCCAATGTACCAGTAGCATCTGTATTAGTCTGAAGCAATTTTTGTCTATATAAAGAAATAAGCTGTTCTCCATATTGATTTAGAACTGCTTGCAAATTATTGAATTGTAAGTCTTGATTTGTCATTTTTTCTAAAATATAATTTATTGGATATAAGTACCTAACATTAATAGGGAGATTTGCTCCCTATTAAGTGTCAAGTTTTTTTGTAACTTTTAGGTATAAGAAAAATAAAAACTTTAAATTTTAATGACGTCTCTTTCATTCTTCTATTTGTCGTTTTTCCTCATTACCCTTATCTATTATATAGCATATAATATTCAAGAACTCATTTATTTGCATATCATATACTTGATGCCAATTTAATCGAGTAGTTTCACTAACTCTGTCTATTCAACAGATCCAATTTCATTTTGCACTAAACTCAGAGTTGTTCTCGCTTGTACGATCATTTTCCGTAATTGATATTTTTTCACTGGATCCTTCTCCTTCTTCAATATCTTCTTCATCTCCCTGATTGAAGAGATTAGGGTAGCTACTGTTAAGCCTTTTAATAAGCGGCAAAAAAAAATCATTATATCTGTTACAATAGTTACTGGAATTTTATCATATAAAGAATCTGCTAATTCCATTACATCATAATCTTCTCCATATTTCTTACCTTTTGGTATTAAAAAGCATAAAAATATATATTTAATGTTATGTTCATAATCTTTATAGAAATTTTGAAAGTCAATATACTGAGCAGCAGTCATACTTTTAAGATTCAACTGTACTGTATATTTATTTCCATCTATCGTATATTCTGTATCGGGAATTTTACTCTTGTATTTATTAATAATAAACTGCACTTTAGAAAGCTCTTTACCAAGATTATCTACAGGCATATTTAATAATTCTTCTCTAGCCTCATCTCTATTATCAGATAAAATAGCATATATTTCAATACTTCTATCTAAATCAGTCATCTTAACGTTTTCTTTAATAAATTGCATTAATTCCTCATATTTCTTTAAAGAGACTTCTTCCCATTTTGTTGCTACATTCATATTATTTAAATTTTAAGTTATATTTACCTTTAGTGTTATTTAAAGAGTCGTATGCCAACATAAGACTAATCACTGTATCGTCATTAAATCCAGATGGTGCGTTATATGTTACATTTCCAGTTCTCGGATTGTAACTAGCTTCATATAACCTCAACTCATTTAAAAGTTTATCATCTTTTAATAATCCAATTTTACCATTCTCTAATGCAGCTTGTAGCTTATTAACAAGGTTAGCTTTAGAAGAATTAGTAGTTAAAAACTTAACTATATGTATTTTAGGATTCTTCTTAATAAGAAGATCATAAAAAACACTACCAATTGAATTCTGTTCAACTTGTACTGTCTTTATAACATCTTGATATTCAGAGAATATAGATGTCAGTATATCAACCTGTTCCGTTGGAGTTTTGTCGTTAAAATATTTAATAAATACCATTTGGCCTTTTTCATTTAAAGCAGTGACGCAAGTATAGTCTTTGCCACTTCCAGTTGCTCAGTCTACTCCTATATAAAGGTTTGTATATGAAGGTTTTTCACTTAATATACATTCTGATATGTTATTAAATAGACATCCATCATCGTCTGCAAATTCTCCAAGATATTCAGTCTTAAATTTATTTTTGGAAGTAGTTAATCGATACATTTCCAGCTTCTCTTTATCAAGCAGCATAGATGTATCTTCTAATGCTCAATCAAATGATTTATAAAACTTTTCATATTTTGGATCTTGTCCTTTTATAAAGCATTCATAAAAGAATCCCTCTCTAAATCTAGGTGTACTGATTATTAAGATTGGAGCAGATCATACGTCTGTAGTAGGCTTTATAATCTCAAATACTTCATCTTTTAAATAAGCAGCCTCATCTAATACAAGTAATCCACTTACTGAGAATCCTCGTAAAGAATCCATCTGTTCTCCAGATCTAAAGAGTATCGAGCTATTATTAGTAAACTCTAATTCCAAAAGAGTTTCATTCTTTCTCTTTATAATGTCAGAGTCTATTGTTGCATTAACTATTTCCTTAAATACCTTTCTAGATTGCCCTAAAGTAGGTTCAACTATACAATTAACTGTACCTGGATAATTTATTGCAAATCTTAAAAGTTCATTTTCGGCAAGTAAAGATTTACCAACTTGTCGTTTAGCTTTAATTGTATATACTTTACCTGATCTATACGATTCGTTCATAGCAGTATGTACTTTAAACTGATAAACGAATGGACTGTATCCTTTATATATCTTTGTCATTTAAAATAGGATCTCCAAATTTAAACTGGCATTCGTTATTTTGTATATTAACTTGTATTTCAGGTGTATTTAATCCAAACATTGAATTTATAGTTTTAATAACCTCATTTGCAGATCTAATATCACCTTTAGCGAGTGCCATATCTAATAATGTCTCCAATCTTGTTAATTGTATATGACGTAGATTCTTAATAAGATTATCATTCTTATCTGCAATTATTTTATAGGCTTCACCAATATATCGAGCAGCTGTTGATTGACTAACATTATATTTAGCTTGTAATTCTTCGCTTACTTTATTTCTGGATCAGCCTTTATTAAATAGCTTTGCAGCATATAAGTATCTAGTCTTTTTTTCGTCTATTTGTTCTTGTGGTACTTCTTCCTTTTTCGGTCTCCCCACTTTCTTTGGTAACTGTTCCATTTGCTAATTCGTTTTGATATTCAAAATAAGGCACTGCAATTCTCTTCATTAGATTCAACATACAAGTAGAGCAACTCATAGACATCTTATAAGTAGTGCCAATAAGAGACTCATATATCTCTTTAATTGTTAATAAATCATTACGCTGAATATTTCGGCAGTAATTAGAATGAAGAGCGCATCGCATTCTATCTTCAAATTGGCTTAAATAATTGTACTGTTCGTTAGTTAATTTGTTCATTTTCTATAAAATATATAATTGTTAGTTAATGACTTTATAAATCAAATCTATTAGCTTATTAAATAGATCTTTTAATAATATCATAATATCTTTAATTAAGTCGTTATAGTATGCAACTAGCAATACTAATAATAAGTTCGGCAAACTAAACCCAAATCAAAATAAACTAATTATACCAATTCAGGTGCCTAAACACCAACTACACACCCAAGGCTTAATCATTCAATCTTCATTAAATGGTAATCCTCTATATAAGTAATTTCATAATCTTTTCCTTATAGGAATATCAATTCCTGACATAGTATATATAACTATAACAGTATTAATTATTAGAATACTTCCAAATAAACCCATAACAATGTTTCCAATTTACTTTATTCCTACAAAACTTGGAAATGGTTCCATTATCATATCCCAAGCATCTTTTTATTTCTCTTATAGAATCTCATACTTTAACCACATATTTTATTTCTAATGTTAGCTATTGCCCTTGCTATAGTTGTATGGCTAATTCCAAGTATCTTTCCAACTTCTCTATAACTTTGATATTCGGCATATAATACCATAACTGTTTTATCGGCTTTATTTAGAGATGTCCATTTTGGATATACTTCAATTAATCTATCATTCATCTCTGTAAATATACTAAAGTCTAAATCATATTCCGCCATAATATCATCTATGTTAATCTTCTTCTGCATAGTTTTCTTCATCGATAATTTGCTGTTCAATAGGTTCCTTAACTATCTCATAATATTTCTTATATTGATAGTAATATCTACTATTTTTAGAAAACCAGTAATTTTTAAATACTCTGGTAATTCAATATTTTAATTCATTCTTATTATGAAGACTTTGGAGTTTAGAATGAGGTGTTTCCAGTATGTCCATACATATCATTTGAGTACAATCATCATTAGCTCCAAACTTATGCTTTAATTCCAAAATAAATGGATAATACTTTTCTAAAATTTCATTATTGTTCATAAGCTCACATATATCCTACAGCTTTATTATGCCCAAATCTTCCTCGACAGGCATCTTTAATAGTAGTTGCTGAACATCCTACTTCTCTTGCAGCATATCCTGCTCCTGGATATTGCCTTATAAAGCATCCATCTAAATTATATTGTGATACTTTCTTGCTTCTAGTTCCATAATTCATATTATACTCTCTATCACATCACTCTAAGTTCTCAATTCTATTATCAAGTTTGTTTTCGTTAATATGATTTACTTCTAGTTCAGAATTTATCCCAATAAATGTATCAGCTACTAATCTATGTACCATAAATTCTTTTCTAACTTTATTAGAATATAAGCATACATTATAATAACCTTTTATATAATGCGGTTTTAATAATTTGCCAAACTTATTTCTAATATTACCGTTTGTACTAACTTCATAATCATAGCCTTTAATTTTCTTTCATATTTCTCCAGTATAACAAAAAGTTGTATCTATATTAACTTTTTTACCTTTAGCAATATTTAAATAATACTTTTTAAAGTTACCATAATATCCATCAAATGATGTTGTAGATCTACAGTATATAAAATGACTATTACTAAAAGCAGATTTTACATCTTTAAATATTATAAAGCAATCTTTAAATATAACTATTAATATACCCTTATCATTTACTAGATTTATATATTTTTTGTAATCAATAAGTGTTTCTTTATAAGAGAATGAATATAAATCTCTCACTTTTAGTTCGAGAGGAATTCTTTTATTATTATAATCAATATATCCATCGAATTTAGAATATTGATTAGAATTCCAAATAACATTACATCCAGTTGTCTTTAAATAGCGTTCTATAAATATTTTACTTTTTCAATCTGGATTATTTCTAAATCAATTATTTACTGTTTTCATAATTATTCATTTAAATAATGGTTATACAATGAGTCAATTTGTTGTCTATCTAATTCACCAGGATGTTCCCAAAGATAATCTTGGCATTTATAATAGGCATTTTCGATTTTAGCTAATCTTTCTTTCTGTACATTATGGTACTCGTTATAAAGTCTAAAACCAGCGACAAACATAGAGATTACTAATAATCCAGTTAATATTTTATTTACTTTT